GTTGTCTACGGACCACGAGCGGTATGACAATCCCCCCCGGGTATGGTGTTTGAAGCATCTGGTCGAGTTTGCCGTTTGAGATAGGGGAGCGGCGTAAGAGTCGGCGCCGCGGCAGTGTCCTGGGCCGTCTTTCCTTTTAGGTCCAGGGCATCCGCGGACGCCGACAATTGCCAGGATGAGCGCATCAGCGCTTGGGATGAAGAAAAAAAAAAGCTCGGCCCGCGGCCCGGTCCCCGCTCAACCAATGACAAGATGCACCTATTCCTGGAGGCCTACGGGGCCACCGGCTCGCTCACGCATGCGGCGGAAATCGCCGGCATCGGTCGGCGCACGCACTACAACTGGCTGGAGAGGCCGGCGTATGCGCGAGCCTTCGAGATGTACCAGCGCCTGGCTGGTGAGTACATGGAGAGCCTAGCGGTGGAGAGGGCGGCCAAGGGATGGTTGGAGCCGGTGTACTACCAGGGCGAGCAGTGCGGCTCGGTGCGGCGGTATGACAGCGGTCTGATCCAGTTCCTGCTGCGAGGCATGATGCCTGAGAAGTACGGGAGCAAGACCGAGATCACGGGGCCGGCGGGAACCCCGCTGCAGGCCGAGGTGGTAGTCCGATTTGTGAGGCCGGGTGACGGCAATCAAGAGTAACGCGGACTTCCCGGAAGCGCTTGAGTTTCTCTTCGAGCCGGCTCCGTACAAGATCGCGTACGGCGGCCGCGGCGCGTCGAAGAGTTGGGGATTCGCGCGCGCGTTGCTCATAGCCGGCACAAAGAGAAAGATCCGCATCCTGTGTGCCCGGGAGACCATGAAATCCATCCGCGACAGCGTGCATCAACTGCTGCAATCGCAACTGCACGATCTCGGGCTCGAAGCCTTCTATCGCGTCGAGAAGTCGGTGTTCTACGGGAGCAACGGCACACAGATTCTTTTCAGCGGGTTGCACCACAACATCGACAACATCAAGTCCATGGAGGCCATCGACCTGTGCTGGTGCGAAGAGGCGCAGGCGATCTCCAAGGATTCCTGGGACAAGCTGATCCCTACGCTGTTTCGCGTGCCCGATTGCGAACTCTGGGTCTCATTCAACCCGGACCTCGAATCGGACAACACGTACCAGCGCTTTGTGGTAAACCCGCCTCCGGACGCGATAGTCCGAAAACTGACCTACCGGGACAACCCATGGTTCCCGGCCGGGTTGCGCCGAGAGTTGGAAGAGGCGCGGCGCCGCGACCCGGACGAGTTCGCGCACATTTGGGAAGGCACGTGCATCAACACGCTGGCGAACGCCATCTATGCGAACGAACTGCGGGCGGTAGACACCGAGGGGAGGGTGCGCCGCGTCCCCTATGACCCAAGCAAACCTGTTGAGACGGCATGGGACCTCGGGTATGGGGACATGGTGAGCATCTGGATGTACCAGTCGTTTCCGATGGAGTTGCGCATCATCGACTACGAAGAGGGAGTGCGGCAGCCGATCCATTACTACCTCGCGGAACTCGGCCGGCGCGGCTACATCTGGGGCACGGACAACCTCCCCTGGGACGGTGGCCTGGGCCATCTGGGAACCGGCCGTTCCATCGCAGAGTTGATGAAGGCGGCCGGCAGGAAGGTCAAAGTTGCGGCGCGGCTATCGGTCACGGACGGGATCAATGCGGCCCGCACGATATTCCCGCTCTGCTACTTCGACGAGCAGAGGTGCTCGGCTGGCTTGCGATCCCTGCGCTGCTACCGATACGGGGATATGAAGAGTTTCGAGGGACCGACGCGCGAGCCCTTGCACGATATCCATAGCCACTGCGCGGACGCCTTTCGCACGCTGGCAGTGAGTATCCGGCAGCCGCAGAAAGAGCGCGAGCGGGAGCAGATCAGGCAGAGGGAATACGCGAGTCCCTGGACGTAGCGCGACGGATGGCTCGAAGGATGAGCCCTGCGCAGTTGTCGTTGTTCGATATCGGGTCCACGGAGACGGCCCCTTATCAGCCGGACTCGGACACCAGCCGGGAGGCCGCAGAGCGGATAGAGCCGGATATCGCGTCGTTACGGGGGCAGGTGTTGGCATACCTCAGAGATTGCGGAGACTGCGGCGCGACCGATGAAGAGATGCAGGACATGTTAGCCATGAACCCCTCCACGCAACGGCCGCGGAGGATCGAACTGCGAGACGCGGGATTTGTGAGGGATTCTGGCGCTACGCGCGAGACGCGCAGTGGAAGGAACGCCGTTGTTTGGATCGCAGTGGAAGGATGACATGCGACTAAAAGCGAAAGCGGAATTCACGTATGGGGGAAAGCTCTGGCTGAAGGGCGAGCTTTTCAACGCGAGCGAGAAGGACGGTCTCGACCTCATCAATCAGGATCTCGCGGAGCCATATAACCTGGAGGATCCCGGGACAACCAAGAGGCCGGACGTGGCAGATGTGGATCCCCTTGAGTGAGTCATGAGTGAGCGGCCTCCTGAGGACTACGCGGAGATCCTGCGTAAGCATTTCGCGACAATGCAGACCAATGAGAAGCCCCGCTGGAAGATGAGCAAGCGCAACAAGGAGCGTTTGCAGAAGATCCGCGCGCGGGTGGAGCAGCTCCGAGGATAGTAAGGCCATTGTGACGCGCGCGGACCTTTCGATCTACCAGGGAGATGACTACGGCGTTACGGTCACAGTCCGGAACGCAGACGGCACGCCGGCAGATCTCACAGGTTACACGGTGCTTGCGCAAGTGCGCAGGGAAGTGGCAGATATGGACTCCTCGGTAGACGCTGAGTTCTCGGTCAACATCACTTCACCCACAATCAACCTTTCGCTCTCGCACTCGCAGACGCAAGCGTTGAGCGGGCGCTACGTCTGGGATTTGCAGGTAGTGTCATCTGCAGGCATCGTGACTACGATCATGGCCGGCAAGATAGGAGTCACCGCCGAGGTGTCCAGGGTAGCAGCGGCGTGAACAACGGCGACCAGTTCGACGTTGAGAGGTTCGATGCGGTGGCTGAGGAATTCACTGCGGAATTAACACCTGCTCCGCGGCAGTTCAGCGCGTTATTACTACCTACGCCGCAACTTGGGGCGATGCTCACCGAAGGAATACCCGTGGGGCCGCCGGGGCCAACCGGGCCGCAAGGACCAATCGGACCCGCCGGGCCAGCTGGTCCCGCAGGACCGGAAGGCGATCCGGGGCCGCAAGGACCGGAGGGCGATCCGGGCGCCCAAGGCGCGCAAGGACCGGCTGGTTCAACGGGACCGGCTGGCTCAACAGGACCGCAGGGCCCGCAAGGCGTTCCCGGCGTGCCCAACGTCATTCAGGACGAGGGCGTCAACCTGCCGGCGCGGACGACGCTCAACTTCACCGGCGCGGGCGTTACGGCGTCCGATGACGGCGCGCGAACGGTCGTCACGGTTCCGGGCGCGGCGGGAGGATCGCAGACGCCATGGACCTCGCACATCGACGGCGCAGGATTCGAATTGCGTAACCCCTCGCGCATCGGCATCGGGACCAGTGCGCCGGGGACGCCGCTGCATCTGCACGGGCCGACTAATAGCGCGATCACCATGTCGCGCCATTGGGCATCCGACACCGACACCCGCGCGAGCGCCGTGTTTCATACCTACCTTGGCGACAAAGATATCTGGGCCGTTGGGGTGGCGGGCGACGGCGGCACGCAGGCGCAGCCGGCGCAGACCTCGCAGATCAAAATGGCGATCCTAGCCAACGGTTACGTGGGCATCGGCCTGACCGACCCCTACCAGAAACTGCACGTCAACGGCGACATTGCTTTCGGACCCCCAACGCGCATGGCAACGTTTTTCAACGTCGTCGACGGCGCATCCGATTCGGGAGCGATGGTGTTCTCGACGCGCCTTTTCGGCACGCTTGCGGAGCGCGTGCGGATCGCGGCGAACGGCTCGGTTGGCATCGGCACGGCGCCTGATTCAAAACTCACTCTGAATGCGGGAGCAGTAGGAACTACCGCTGGCAATGCCGCAGAACTGACGCGTCTTTATGCCACTTCGGGCAACACGATTGCTCTACGCATCGCAGAAGGACGTTTTACGGCGGGCAGCGATTGGACGACGACAGAAACGCGCATTCAACGGAGCGTGGACGCTTCGCCAATGGGTTTCATCTCCTTCAGGGCGGACACGGTCATATTAGGGCACGGCGCGACGGATCAAGTCGTGAAACTCGCGAACGGCAACGTCGGAATCGGCACGGCGTCGCCCACGTCGAAACTGCACGTCGCCGGTCTGCCGTCCTACGCCGATAACGCCGCCGCCGTGGCGGGCGGGTTGACGGCGGGCGCGTTCTATCACACTGGCGGGGTCGTTAAAGTGGTTATTTAGGAGCCGAAACTATGGCAATGACGTATACCGATTCGGCCGGATTAATGACGGATAGCGTCTTTCGCGGGAGAGTCAAGGTCGCGTGTTTAAAGTACGCCGACTATATTCACCATGAAGCGAACACCACGCCGGCGCACACCTCGCGCCTGCGATGGGCGCAGCAGGCATACCAGAGTCCCGACGAGACTGCGGGGCGCGTGCAGCCGCCGACCGTCATGGACCAGGCCGTGCAGGATGCTGGCGCGACGATCACCGACGCGGCGCTACAGTCAGCCGTCGAAGGCGTGGTTAACACGTTCATCTGAGCGGAGCGCCAAACATATATGACTGACCGTGCTGGATGGTATATCGACACCGCCCTGCTTACACCACGGCGGGTGATGACTCAGCAGTCCGATTCGGAGCACGAGGGATACAAGTTGGAACTGGAGTGCGGTCACAGTATCTGGTCCGCGATCATGCCGCACGCTGAGGCGGCGTTCTGCGGACAATGCCTGCAGCAACTGGTGCAGCAGATCAGGGAGATGCAAGAGAGGCAGAGGGAGCCATGATCGACCTGGACGATCAGATCAGGCTGATGGCGGCAATCATCGCCGCGGGTTTATTGGCTGCGGACGAGAGCGAGTATGACGATATTGCGAAGCGATCCGTCAATATTGCCGCCTCCATTCACGATTGCGTGAACCAGTTCCATTGGCAATTCTCCGATCAGGCTGGCAGCGATCTTCAACCGCACCCGCAAGTGAAAAAGTAAGGAGCCCTATGGATCCGTTCGTTCCGCAGTTTTACGAAAACGTGCATTTCTATCCCGTGTACAAACAGGATGGAAAAACTCCGAACACCGACCATTCCTATGTCTCCTATGCGCAACGACGGCAATTCGCGACACAGACTACCGCGGAATGGATAGGCAAGGAATACGACGCAGAGCAGGTGTACGCCAAACCGTATCTCGGTATGGGCGTTGCATACGACATAAACGAGCAAGAAGTCCAGCAGTATATGGTCACCATCCAGGGCCACGAGATTACGGCCGGCGAGTTGGCGTACTACTTCACGCAACGGCTGCCTGGGGAGGATGTCTCCCAGGAGAATCAGACGATGGACGAGCGCGGCATGTGGCCTTCCACTATGCCCATCGAGCAGGTAATGGTCGAGGGGAAAAAGGCGGCCGATAAGTGGCTTGCGCAACTGGTGCAGGCATGAGGATCACACCTAACTTCATCATGTTGTTTCTGGCCTTGGTGTGTTTTGTTCTGGCGGCCGTCAACATCCCGGCTCCGCGCATCAACCTTGTGGCAATGGGCCTCGCCCTATGGGTGTTGTCTCTGCTAATCATATGAAGCACCCACGCTACGCAATACCGGAGAGACCTCCCGCGGCCCTGAAAGTCCGGGAGAAGCCGCCAGACCGCGGGAAGATCACGCCGGCATCCGCGGCGCGGATCCGCAAGAAAGCCGAGAAGCTGCTCGATCATGCCAAGGACTGAGCACAACGCCATCAACTGGGTCCTCAGGGCGCGCGGTCTCGGCACGCTGGAGGAGCCTGGCACGGTGGCGCAGCTCGCCTACATGGTCGAGGATCACCTCCACTTCATGGAGTTGTTACGCGCGTGCGAGCCGTCATTGCGGCGGGATATGTACGAGGCGATGCGGCCGCACCTGAGGTTCCCGGCTCATCCCTTGGATCGATACATAGCCGCGGCCGGCGAGAGCGCCGAGGCCGCGGAATTGCCTACGCTCGATGCGGCCGGCGGGCTTCGGCCCTACATGGCGCATAGCATCCCGGAGGAGGTCTCGATGCCGGTCCCGTATGAGTTGCGCGTCAAATGCCACAGGTGCGGCAAGGAGCAACTCTTCTACGGCGAACGGCTCATCGACGCCATCAGGACGGCTCGGCACCACGGCTGGGCCTATGACGAGTTTCTGATCAAGCATTATTGCCCGGAGTGCCTCGATGGGCTGGACGAGGAAGCAAGTCAAAAAATTGTTGAGTAGCGGGTCTCCGCTATCTGCCAAGCAGAAGGCCTCGATGAAGGCTGAACTTCACGCCAACCCATCGCTGGGGCACAAGAAAAAGAAAAGCTGATGGACACCGCATACACCGACAGCCCGCGGCGCGTCTCGAAACCCGATGAAGAGCTGTTGAAGGAAATCCGCGACCGCTACAAGGCCTGGGACGATGCATGGAAGGATCACCGGAAAGAGCGGGACAAGGATATCAGCTACATCTGCGGCGACCCGTGGGAGAAAAAAGATAGAGATGCGCGGGAGAATGCCGGCCGGCCATGCATCAATCACGATGAGTTGAACCAGTACACCAACGCTTGCGTGAATTCGGTCCGTCTGAACAAACGGGGCATCAAAGCAGACCCAAGAGGTTCCGGTTCCACCGACCAGACAGCTCTGTTGAGGCAGGACCTGATAAGGACCATCGAATACGACTGCAACGGCCCCAGCATATACGCCAGCGCCTTCCAGCAGATGGTCGAGGGCAGCTACGCCTTCTTTCGCATCAGCCGCCGTTACGTCTCTGACCAATATCATCCGGAGGGGAAGGCGGCCGGGGCTCTGGGCGGCGACCTGACGGCCAGGAACAAATCCCTCTTCATGCAGGAGATCTGCATCAAAGCGATCTCAAACCCGAACAGTGTCCTTTTCGATCCGCATTGTATAGAGCCTGACTGGTCAGACGCCAAGGGTTGCTTTGTTCTGGAGCGTGTGAACCGCAACGACTTCAAGAAGCAATGGCCCAAAGCTCAGGTGAAAGATTTCACATGGGAGCACAGGCAGATTGCGGACGGCTGGATACTCGATGACGCCATTGTGGTTGCGGAGTACTGGAGGATAGAGACACGCGACAAGGACGTATGGCTCCTGGACAACGGGCGCGTGGTCGAGGAGGCCGGCCAAGGCGGCAAGAAGCGCACGCTGGCGGTCAAAGAGGTCTATCAATACGTCACCAATGGCGTAGAGATACTGCAGCGTTCCGAGGAACCGGAACCGGGCAGCATAATCCCCATCATCCCGATGATTGGCCTGGAGCGCTACAAGGATGAAGGCGGCACAAGCAAGCGCATACTATTCTCTCTGGTGCGCCTCGCGCGCGATCCGCAGCTCTCGCTGGCGTACCTCACATCGCTGGAGATGGAAGAGGCTGGATTAACACCCAAGAGTCCGTTTCTAGGCTATAAGGGGCAGTTCGACAGCAACCGCGAGATGTGGACTTCGGTAACCAAGGTTCCGCACGCCTTTTTGGAGACTGACATTCCGGATAACTGGCCGGCGGGCCAGGTCCCTCCGCTTCCGCAACGCATCCCGTTTACTCCTAACTTCCAGCAGTATGAAATAGCCAAAGACTCTTCGCGGAGGGCGATTCAGGCGGCCATGGGCATCGCCCCATTGCCCACCGCGGCGCAAAGGCAGAACGAGAAATCCGGAGTAGCGCTGGAGCGCATCGAGACCATGGAGGCTTTGGGCAGCTATCACTTTGTGGATGGCTATGACCGGGCCATCAGGTTGGCGGGCCGCGTTATCGATCAATGGATGCCGGCAATTTACGGAGACGAGGACCGCGAAGTGCATGTGCGGAAGCCGGACGACACCTCGCAGGCGCTCCGGCTGAACACCGTCGAGCCGTATCCGGACAGCAAGGACCCCCTTAAATTGGTGCGGTATCCGGTGGAAGAAGTAGACCATGCCATCGCAATCTCGACCGGCCCCAGCTATGACTCGCAGCGCAGGGCCGTCGAGTCGTTCCTCGACGCTCTAATCGGGCAGATGCCCAACCTGCCGGTGACTCCTCCGCAAGCGGCGCAGTTGCTGAGTCTCGCCATCAAGATGCGGAATATGGGTCCGATGGGCGATCAGATGGCCGACCTGATAGCGCCGCAACAGGGTGACGCCAACCAGACCATGATGCAGTTGCAGCAGCAGCAGATGAAGATGCAGGAGCAGGAGATGCAGCTCGCGCAGCTCTCTGCCATAGTGCAGCAGCTCTCCATAGAGAAGCAGAGCAAGATCGTGGAAGGCGAGTACAAGATGGCCCTGGAGAAGCTCCGCACCGAGACCAACGTATTGATAGAGAGGCTGAAGGTCGATGCTCAGATGGCCGTTGCCACGATCAATGCGAAGGACCAGATCGAAGGCGAGCGGGCCGAAGCCGTGCAAGAGGCCAGATCGAACGCCGCGGAGCAGATGGCCGAGGCGCAAAAGATACAGGATGAGCAGGAACACGATATGTGGCTGGCGCGGCAGGAATACGCCAAACAACTGCAGGAAGTGCAGGAGGCGGCCGCTAAGGCGGCAGAGCAGGCGGCAGGGCCGCCACAGTAGGATGCCATGGCAGAAGAGACAGCAGTAGCACCGGCCGCGGAATCGTCACCCGCGCCGCAACCGCAACCGGCAGAGCAGGCCGCGATTCCGACCAACCCGGCGGCATACGCCGAGTGGCGGAAGACGGGGAAGCTGCCGGCAGACGATAAGCCGAAAAAAGGGGGCTCGGCGCCCTCCGCAAAATCCGGCGATGAGGAATCATCGGAAAGCGCGCCCGCCTCGGAAGCGGGTAAGGGCAGGTCGAACGCAGAATCACGTATCAAGCAGTTACTCTCAGAGCGAGACACATACAAAGCGAAACTGGAGGCTCTGGAAGCCGGCAAAAAAGACGCGCCCGCGGAATCGTCTCCCGCGCCGGCCAATCGCGTAAAGGCGGCGCCGCAAACCGCCCCAGAGGTTCCGGAACGCCCGGTGAAGCCCGATCAGGACGAGTTCGATAGCTGGGACAAATACGAAGAGGCCAAGGAGAAGTACTACGAAGACCTGGCCGATTGGAAGGCGTCACAGCGGATCGAGGCTGATAGGCAACGCCAGCGTCAGGACGCGCAGGCCAAGGAGATGGAAGCGCGTCTTCAGGAGGCCAAGACCCGTTACGGGGAGGAGGCCGAACCGAAGATCATCGAGACCGCCCAGACGGTGTTCGATGATGCCGAGGTCCCACCGGCCATCAAGACCGCTCTGGGGCGGTCTGGTGTGTTGGTGGACGCTTTGTATGTCATGGGATCAGACGAGAAGGAATTCTCAGAATTCTTGAAGTTGTCGAAGACCGATCCGCTGGAAGCTCTGCGCAAATGGTTCACGGTGGAAGCTCTTGTCAAACAGGAGCTGGCGGGCTCGGCCGGCAAGACCGAGGCAGAGACGCCGCAACGCGGACCGGATGGGAAATTTCTGCCGGAGAAACCTGCCAGGAAACTAGCGCCCGCGCCGCCATTCGAGGTGAATGGCAACTCGTCCCCTCCGGGGGATCAGTCGGAACGCGCGGCAGCCACAGGAAACTTCACCGTTTTCAAAGAAGACCGGAACCGCAAAGATTTCCTGAGACATAAAGGACAGGGGTAGAGGTGCCGAGTAATAACTTCGTAAACACTAGCTGGGTATCTATGGAGATACTCCGCTTACTAGTGAATAAGTTAGTCTGCGCGGACTATTTCAACCGTAATTGGGAGAAAGAGTTCAATAAAGAGTTCGCGGTAGGCTCGACCATTCAAATCAAATTTCCCCAACGCCTGTTTGTGGTCGAAGGCATGGGATATGCCCCGCAGGGCATCAACAGGATATCGACCACGGTGGCTCTCGATCAGTGGCTGCAGGTCCCATTTGAGTGGGACGACTATGAGCGCGCCGTGAAATTGGAGCGCTCCGAGGCGGAACTGCGAGCTAACTACTGGGAGCCGGCCGGGGCGGCCATTGCGCAGGAGATCGACTCGCGCGCCGCCAACTGGGCGAGGCTGAACACGAGCAACTTTGTGGGCATACTGGGCACCGATCCCACCTCGGTGACCACGTACTATCAGGCTCGCGCGCTGCTCGAAAAGGAAGCGGCCGGCAAGGGTCCGAGGGCCATGCTGATCTCGACCAACATGATGGCTAGTTTGGGCAGCAACATCACCAACGTGTTCAATCCCAGCGACGAGATCACCAAGATGTGGAAGGAAGGCTCGATTGGCAAGCTGGCGGCCTTCGATTTCTTCGAGTCGAACTCGCTTTACACGCACACCGCGGGAACATGGGCTGGCCCGGTGACAGTGACCGGCGCCAACCAGAGCGGCAGCCAGCTGGTCATCACGGGCACGGCCGGCGACGTGATCAAGCCGGGGGACAAGTTCTCCATCGTGGGCGTGAACATGGTTAACCCGATGACGCGGAGGCCGGCGGGTCCGGCGACACCGCGCACATTCACGGTTCCTAAGGGCGCAACGCTCGCGGCCGGAGCGAACAACATCGACATTCTTCCTCCGATTTACGGACCCGGCAGCCAGTATCAGAATGTGGATGCTCTGCCGGCCAACAACGCAGCTCTTACGCTCTGGCCTGGCACGGCGTCCCCGAACGGCAAAATCGGCACCATCGGCCTTGCGGTGACCAAGGACGCATTTGCGCTCGTATCCGGCAAGTTGTACACGCCCAAGAGCGTCGAGTCCGCGGCGCAACACCAGGACCCGGACACGGGGATTGCGCTCCGCAAGGTGATTGCGTGGGATCCGGTCAGAAGCATGCAAGTCAACCGCTACGACAGCCTGCTTGGATTCGGAAATCTTTACCAGCAGAACGGCGCAGTGGCCGTCCTCGGGGCATAGGGAGGAAACGATGCCGAGAGTATCGAGTCACATGGGATTGCAGGATCCTCGTTTCGATGGCCCGGTGATGCCGCGCATCACGGCAACCACGATTGCGACGGCCGGCAACGTCACCTACACGCCGGCCCAACTGCTGGGCGGCCTAATTCTCCGGGACGGCAACGGCGGCGCTCGCACCGACACCCTGCCTGCTGCGGCCGACCTGGTCGAGGCCGTGCAGGGCGCCATGGTGGGGACCTCATTCGAATTCGAACTGCGGAACACAACCAGCACTGCGGTGGCGATCACGGTGGCTGGCGGAACAGGCGCGACCTTATCCGGCACGGCCACGGTGGCGCAACTGAACACCAAGATGTTTCTGGTGGTCTTTACCAGCGTCACGGTCGGTAGCGAGGCCTACACGGTGTACAGCCGCGGCACGGCCGTGTTCTAAGACACTGTGGCTATCAACGAGAGTTGGCGGCCCAGCAACCTGACTCCAAAACAACAGCGCGAGGCCATGCGCGCGGTGTATGGTCTCGCGGTAAGGGATGAAATGACGCCAGAGTTGACATACGACGAGCGCATCAGGATGAGAGAACACCTCGATGCGCTGGACAAGAAAGAAGCCACGGTTGGCGAGTTCGACTTGAACAAACCGCCGCTCAAGCCTTACGTGCATCGTGAGTATCCGATGGTGCTCTACAGCCACGCGACCAAGCAGACGCAGGTGGCCCACAATTACGAGCAGCGGCAAACCATGCTGGCCCAGGGATGGAGCATCGATCCGGAACCGCCGAAAGTTGCTCCGGAGCCGGAGACTGTGGGAGCGGACGGGTTGACCGCCGCGGAGCGCGCGGAAATCGAGGCGCTCGACGCGCAGCTAGTCAAAAAAAGGAGGTCTTAGGTGACGGAAAAGACGTTGGAGAAACCGCAGGAGAAAAGCCAGGAGACGGTATACACGGTAGAGAGGCCGGAGTACCCGCGCGCCGTGTACAACCACGAGACGCGGGAGACTAAATCGGCGCGCGACAAAGAAGAGCGGGACAAGTTGAGCAAGGAAGGCTTCACCGACGAGCCTCTGCCGCCCCTGGCCCCCGAATCCCTGACGCCCGATGAGGTCAAGCAGCTCCAGGAACTGTTGTCCAAAGCGGCCAAAGCGCTCGCAAAACTCGGGGAACTGAGCCATCAGCAGACCAAAACCAAACCAATCACGGGGAAGGAGTAAACATTGCAACCGTTCATGGCACTAATCACACCCATAGGGACAGGTGGAGAGCCTAGTCACCCGATCTATTTACCTCCCGGAATCTGGCCGAGCCCTGGTTATCCGGCGCACCCAATTGCGCCAGGCGGCCCACCGCCCGAAATCTGGCCGGGACCGGGCGTTCCCACGCCGCCGATCTACTATCCGCCGCCGCCGGGTATCTGGCCGAGCCCTGGCCATCCCGCACACCCGATAGCGCCCGGTGGACCACCGCCCGAAATCTGGCCGGGACCGGGCGTTCCCACGCCGCCGATCTACTATCCGCCGCCGCCGGGTATCTGGCCGAGCCCTGGTTATCCGGCGCACCCAATTGCGCCTGGAGGGCCGCCCCCAGGCATCTGGCCCTCGCCAGGTCACCCTAGCCATCCGATAGCGCCAGGCGGCGAAACACCGTCCCGTCCGATCAATGAACCGCCCAGTGAACCGGCGCCTCCGGGATTCCATTGGGATTTGGCTTTTATCGCGCAGATTAACGGCTGGCTATGGGTCTGCGTTCCGGACAGCAAATCGGGCGAAGAGGCGACTTAGCCAAGAGGTAAACGTGGCTCAGATTGCGGATCTGCTACTCGACAGTCTGATCTTCGTCGGAGCATACGCGCAAGGCCAGACCGCCAATCCAGACGATCTAAGTCTGGCCTTCCGCGTCATGAACCGTGTAATCGATGGGCTCGGCGCGGAGAAGCTCTCCATGGTGGGCATGAAGAGAGCCGCATACACCCTGAGCGGCGCGGCGAGCTACACGTTTGGCCCCGGCCAGACATGGAACGCGACGGCGCGGCCCATCAAGATTCGGAGCGCGTCTGTGCTCGCTGTCAACGGCGTAGAGAGGCCGTGCAACCTGCCTACAGCGGACCAGTGGGCCGGCGTGCCGGACAAGAGCCGCACAGGCGTCTATGTCGAGGACCTCTATTACGACTACGGTTTTCCCACTGGCAATGTCTACGTGTCACCAATGCCGGCGGCCGGAAGCGTGGTGTTGTGGACCTACGAAGCGATCCCTCAATTGCCGGCGCAAACAGGCACGGTGCAGCTCGCTCCGGGATACGAGGGGGCGCTGATCAAGCTCGCGGCCGAGGACCTCTGTATAGCGTTCCAGAGGCCCTTGACGCAGGAGTTGATGGCGGCCGCCCTGGGGGCTAAGGCGGCGATCATGCAGCTCAACGCCGAGATGCACTCCGGTCCCATGCCGCCTCCGCAAGGGCCGGGTCCGATGACGCCGCCGGCAGTGAGGGCCGCGTGACCTGCCGCGATCTTCTGTATCTGGCCTTTAGGGAAGCGCGAGTCCTGAAGCGCCCTCAGGGCGTGAACTCAGACAGCGAGCTGCAGGACGGCCTGCTCTTCCTCAATCAACTCATCGACTACTGGAGCGCACGCGGATGCTACGCATGGACGAGCATCATGGAGTTGTTCGCTCTCACGCCCGGGCATCAGCCGCACCTGATAGGCCCGGGGCTCGCCGCTCCGGACTTCAATGTCAAGGTGCGCCCGGTGAGCATCCGTTCCGCGAACATCGTTCTCGCCGGCAACCCCTCGACCGACATTCCGGTTTCCCTGCGAGACAGCGCATGGTGGGCCGGCGTGGCAGTCAAGGACATGCAGTCTACGATCCCGACAGATCTCCACTACAACGCGGCCGTGCCGGCAGGGCAGCTCTGGTTCTGGCCGGTTCCATCCGCGGGCCATAGCGTGCGCCTTGAAGCGGACGTTATGCTCGACCAGTTCAGGACGCTCAACGATCCATTTGTCGCGCCGCCGGCATACGCCTCTGCGCTCGCGCTCACGCTGGCCGAGGAGTTGGTGGACATATGGGGGACGGAAATGCCCATGAACCTCGCGCGCCGCGCCATGAAGGCCAGGGACGCTCTGCAGTCGAACAACTTCCTTCCGCCGCGGATCGCGAGCGGCGACCACGGAACATTTGGCGGCGGCGCCAGCGATTTCAACTACCTCACCGGAGGCCCCAAGTAGCGTGCCAAGGTTTGACAGTTTCACGGGACCGTTTAATAGCGCGGCCTCGGTGAACATCCAGAGCGAGGCCACCATCAACTGGCTGCCTGAGCGCAATGCGGTAAGCGTCAACGACATGGGCACCGAGGTGACCGACAAGAACGTGCGATGCGCGCTGATTCGCACACCCGGGCTGAAGCTTTTCTCTACTTTGCCTAAGAGCCCGATCCGCGGCGTGTTCCCCGGGGCGTTCCGGCTGTTTGCCGCGGGCGGCGACAGCTTCTTCGAAGTATTCAACGACGGCACGTTTGTGGACCGCTCGATTCCGGGCTTTACGGGCAGCTCCGGCAAGGGGCCGGCCGGCGGCCTCATCGCCAACGACGGGCGCATGGCGCAGGCCTTCTTCAATGGCAACCAGGTCCTGATCGTATCCGGCGGCAAGGCCTATTGCGACAGCGGCAACGGACCGGTCGAGTGCCAGTTCAGCGATCCGCTCTACGATCTGCTGGTCGATCCTACCGACTCCTCGGGCAAGACACTCACAACTCCCATCGGCGGATCGTTCGATGCGAGCGATGTGGGGAAAACCATCGAGATCACCGGCGGCGCCGGCTTCCAGATTGGATTGAAGCAGAAGATCCTGAGCGTGAATGCCTTTGGCGGCGCTATCGGCGCATCCTTCTGGGGCATGAGCGGTTCAGGTTTGGGGACGGGAATCATCTGGCTGGGGGGGATCGACTACACCGACCTGATCCTGATCACCCCCACCATGATTCATTCGCCGTCGCGAGTTTTCGGTCCGGCCGAGATAGGGACCAAGCTTACGATCACGGCTTCGGCAGGATGGACGGCCGGCGAATATACCATCACCGGCCTGGTATTCGGCGCGGACGGGCAGCCCACCGGAGACGCGATCCTCGACCGGGCCGCCGGCACGGCCGGCGCAACATCGGGAGTGGGATCCATCGCTTTCATGCCGGTCACGGCTTCGCAGGGCGCATTTCTCGATGGCTACTTCTTCGTTACGCCCTTTCCGCGCACCAAGACCATCTACTACAGCGCGATCAACGAGGGGACGTTCTGGAGCCCGCTGGACTTTTTTCAGGCCAACTATCCGAACAACGTAGGCGCTCTGTTCAGCGATCATCAGGAGTTGTATACGTTTGGCGACCTCGAAAACACGCAGGTGTTCCGGGACGTGGGAGACCTCGACAATCCTTTTGCCCCCGATCCCGGGGCGAACATGCACATCGGGGTGCAGGCCGAGTTCAGCGTGGTGCGGCTGGGCAACGGCGTAGCATGGATAGGGCAGGACACGCGGCGGGGAACGCGCAAGGCATTTCATGCGGAGGGCTACAACCCCCGCGTAGTCTCGACGCCGGCCCTGGAGGCCGAGTGGGCCAAATACGCCACGGTGCATGATGCGGTGGCCTACACCGAAGCGATTCAGGGGCACGAGTGCTGGGTGATCAGTTTCCCCACTGCCAACGCCACATGGGCGTATGATGCGACCACGGGATGGTGGCATCAGCGAGGCTGGTGGGACGGCTCTACGTGGGACCGTTCGCGTGTATGGGTCGAGTGCGTGGTGGCCCTGCTAGGGGGCGGCGGGACCGAGGAGCACTACGGCGGCGACTGGGAGACGGGAAAGATATACACCGTCTCGCAAAACTGGAAAACCGATGACGGCAACGCCATTGTGAGGCGCAGGATCGCGCCGCACATGACGCTAGAAAACATGCGGCGGTTCTACGCGCGATTCGAAATCGACTGCGACGTGCTCGGCCTGCAGCGGATCTTCTGGAATCGACTGGGCGCAGGCCGCGACCGCATATGGCGCATGGATGCCGTGCAGTCCTCCGAATCCGGCGGCGTGACACTGACGCTGGGATGGAGCGACACCCGCGGTCAGACAGTCAATCTGATGTTCAGCCAGAGCCTCGATCCCTCGGTGGACGTGAGGCTGGCGAATGCATACCTCAATTACGTGGACGCCGGCTGGCACTGATATGCAGCAATGTATGCATGATTGGCGCGCTGTAACTGACGGGGCGGCATGCGCGCTATGCGGCGAGTTCTGGAGTCACGAAGATCTAGCCTACTGCCGGTTTATCCACGGCCCTCAGTGGGTTTCTCCGGTGGAGATTCCATCCGAAGCCTTCAAGCGGCTCTTCGCGCGCCTGGCCGCGGCTCGCATCGTTCGCGCCTCAATCATCGAGTTGCCGGCGCCGGTCACCATCGTGGCCGTGCAACCGCGGCCGCCGGCTCCACCTCCACCGAAGCCGGCTCCAAAACCTAAACCCAGACCTAAGCCCAGACCTAAGCCCAGACCACAACCGGAAGAGTTGCCGTTGCCACGCGCGGCTTCGCCGGCGTTGCACCCGCCGTTGCGCCCAAGCCGGCTGGGAATGATTCGCCTGATGGCGGTAGAAAGCAAATTTCAGAGGAACCTGCTGGATCTGGCCGCAAGCTATGCCAACCGCTTGATCCGGGAGCGATTCGTCTGGGATGAGTCCTGCGACACAACCGAGGAGCTTCCATTGATGGCGGTCTATCGGCCGTCCTACTACGAGCGGGCACAGGCCTACTACCAGCAAGAAGGACGGGTATACCGGCGATGATCAATCGGTATAACCGCAAGAAAGAACCGATCCCGGTAGTGCCGCGGACGATGAAAATCGTGAACCCGGACGGCACGGTCACAAGGAGTGGGCAACTTCTGCTGGAGCAACTCCAGGACGTGGGCGCCGTCGAGGTCGAGGACTACGAGAAAGCCACATTCGTCATATATGAAACCGCGGTTGGGACCAACGTCACCAACCTGCTGCCGGCGCAGAGGAGTGGCATAGCGATGGACGCCGATATCGTGCCCAAACAGGACGTGGACGCGGACTTCACCTTCGATATTTTTCTGACCCGCGCCGAGGAGCCGTTCGCTACCCGCGCCTCGATCTTTGGAACGGAGAAACTGACAGCGCCGGCAGGAACGCTGGCGGGCGAAGTGGTCACGCAGACCGTGTTCCGCGAGGAGGCCTTGCCGATCCGCATCCAGGACGTGTTGAGCGGCGACATTCTCGAATCGGACGGGACGGGCGTGTATACGATCGTGCTCAAGTGGAGAGTCGAATAACTTGGCCCTTGTCTTCATAGATTCGTGGGATCACTACAGTCCTTCGCAGCTTTGGCGTAAGTGGACGGAAGGCGGCGGCAATATCGTTGCCGGACGCACGGGGAACGGGATAGAGGGATCGTCTATAAACCTTCCAGGAAAGACGTTCAACGCCGAATACACCAAGATGACGATGGGGGTTGCATATAAAACACCCGCTTTCGCTAATCACATCATGCAGTTCAAGAATGTGACGAATAGCGTGCAGGTCGGGCTCGCGAATGTAGGCGACGGGAGGCTAAAACTCACCTGGAGTTCGAATGGCGTCGGGAATATAGAGGGTCCGCCGAGTTCTTGGGTCATGCCTGCCTTGGAATGGCATTACTTCGAGATGCAGTTCGAGATAACCGCAGGGGCTCCGCCGCATGCGTTGGCATCGGCCCGGGTGAACGGCGTCGAGATTCTGGCGTGGGACGCCACGCTCACCGGGGCGCCGGCGGGTATGAAGTTCAACCACATTCACTTGGTAGGACCGGGCGGCGGCTATAACGCCATTTTCGACGATCTGTATGTCACCGATGGCGAATACCTGGGAGACGTGCGGATAGGCGTGCTGTACCCGAACGCGGCGGGCGATAGCGCCACATGGACGCCGAGTCCCGCGGGGAACAACTGGCAGCAGGTCGAGGAGCATCCCGCAGACGATGACACGTCGTACGTAGCGGCGGCCAGCGTGGGCCTCAAGGACCTCTACAATATCGACGATATCGACCCCGCGTTCACCGGCGTTATCAAGGGCGTGCAGGCGCTCTGGTGCGTCAAGAAATCGGACGAGGGCGCCGGCGCGGTGAAGGGCGTCTGGAAGTCTGGCGCAACCGAGATCGTGCAGGCCGCGGGGCATAATTTCCTTGCGCCGAATGGGTTCTATCCAAGCGCGGCGAACTACCTGTACGACATCCAGACAGAGCGTAAGAGCCTGTTCACCGCGGGCGATTGGACCAAGGCCGAGATCACTTCATTGCAGTTGGGCATCACGCGCACTCTCTGACATGGCATCACTGCAATACGTCGCGGGGGCGAACTTCCAGACAGGCGCGCTCGCGAGCGCCTACACCGCCGGCGGGACCTCACTCACTCTCACCTCCGGGCATGGTTCGCGCTTCCCGTCGTCGGGCGATTTCTGGGTGCGCTGCGAGAACGAGATCTTCAAGGCGACGGCGCGCTCGACCGACACGCTCACCGTCACGGGCGCGCAGGATGGCACGCCGGCGGCGAACCACGCCGCGGGCGCGGAGGTCTACTGGGTGCTCGGCGTTGCGGCGCTCGACCAGTTGCGCTCCGATATCGTCGTCGGGGGCGGCGGCGGGCACATCATCGCCGATGAGGGCACGCCGCTCGCGGCGCGTGCGAAGCTCGACTTCGCGGGCGCGGGCGTCACGGCGACCGACGACAGCGCGGGCAACCGGACGCTGGTGATGATACCGGGCGGCGGGGGCGGCGCCATCGCATCCATGACCGTCACCGATTTCCAGACGGCAACGAGCAACGGGACGGTACAGGGCGGATTGAGCGCAGTGCGCCTGCGCGACGGCCTGTACGAATGCCTGTGGAACGGATCGGCGTGGGAGTATTACCACGGCTCGATCCGCTGCGACCGCCCGCTGCTTTCCAGCTTCGTCGATCAGTCAGGACAAGCCAATACTGCGACTACGACTGACAGACTGCACATCAACATCACGGGCACTGCAAACAACCAGCAGAGCGCCAAAAGCCAGACGCTTACGGTGTCTGCGCCTTACCGGCTCGAAATCGGCTTCCTCATGGTGACGGGGCCGGAGAACTATGGCGGGGCCGCTCTCCATCTGCACTCGACGGCATCCAACAAAGGGATTTACGTCGAGAACATTCACAACATGGAACATACGATCGGCTTCCAACGGAGCGCAGGCAGGAATTATGCAAGTTCGCTGTTCAATCTGAATGCGCGGCAGATTCTCGCTTCGCGAAGTATTGTCTTTGTCGGCATCGAATTCAACGGCACGGCATTCACGCCGGTAGTTTCAGGGGACGGCATAGACTGGATTCCTTATGCCGCTGCCGATCCTCTCGCCTCGCATGTGGCGAACGCGCCTGATGAGGCCGCCTTCCGGTGCAATCCTAGTCCCAACTTCCGGCCGTGGCTCAAGATCCTTCACTTCAAGCAGAGGGCGCTTTGATTGGGCGATTCCCGACTTGGCTACGCGCGCCTGGGCGACCTGAACCTGGGAGAACCCGGACCCGTCACGCCGATCACGGCGGTCCGCCAGACCCAGGAAGCTCTCGAGTGGGCGGGCACGTCCACTGCGGCCAATCTGCGCCAGACGCAGGCCGCGGTCGAGTGGGCCGGCACGATGCCGGCGGCCACGGGCGTCAACCAGACGCAGGTTGCCGTCGAGCACATGTGGTTCCCGCCCAACGAGGCGTGGGCCACGCAGGTCTGTCTTGAGGTAGTGCTTTCCGAAGAGCCGCCGCCCGAACCCGAACCCGCGCGCCGCAACTGGCTTTACAGCGGCGGATTAGCGCACACGTAAATTTCCAAGGATCCCTGATGTATTTCTACCGCACCCGGAATTTGGAGCTGGTGGAGGCGATCCTGGCGCACCCGGAGATCTACCCGCACATCGGGGATGATTACTCGCCCGCAATCGAAGACTTCATGCCAAATCCGCACCCTGCTATCTGGTACGTGGTGCCGCACAACGAAGCCTGCGAGAAGGTGGGGATGTTCGTCATGGTTCCGCAGAACCGCATCTGCTGGGAGATTCACGCGGCCATGCTGCCGGACTCCCTGACCGAGGACAAGTGGGAGGCGGCGCGTATGCTGCCGTGCTGGCTCGGAAAGAATACGGAGTGCAAGCGCTTGACGGCCGCCGTGCCATCGAGCAACCGGCCGGCGATCATGTACGGCATCCATGGCCTCGGCATGCGGTTCGTAGGACGCCAACATCAGGCCTTCATGAAATATGGACAGCTACAGGATCTAATCATTCTGGGGAGGAGCATATGCCCAGCTTAGTCACATCGGTAATTGGCGGGTGGCAGGGAGCCAGCGCCGCCAAGAACGCGGCCAAGAAGGAAGCTGCAGGCTACCGGCAGGCGGGGACTGAAGTCACCGAGGCCGTGAGGCGAGTCAATCCGCAGATCCTGCAAACCGCGCATGAAGCTGGCCTGGACGTGGAGCAGGCCGGGTTTCGAGCGGGCGAGGGCGCCGTAGCGGCGGGAGAGAGAGCGGGCGCAGGCGCAACGGCTGCCGCGGAAAATCTGACTGGCCTCCTGCAGCCTTACATCAAGGGCGGCGAATTCGGCATGGAGCAGTTGATGGAGGGGATGGGGCCGGGAGGCAAACTCTCTCAACCGTTCACCGCCAGCATGATGGCCCAATACAGCCCTGCCTATCAATTCCAGCTAGCCCAAGGCAGAGAGGCTGCTCAGAAGGCCGCGGCGGCGGCCGGCGTAGGCGGATCCGGCGGCACGATGCGCTCGCTGAATCGCTACGCGCAGGACTATGCCGGCACGGGATTCGAGCGCGCGGAAAGAATTTACAGCGGCCAACAGCAGAACCAATTCAACCGGCTAGCCACGCTAGCACAAGGAGGCGCAGGAGCGGCGGCCACTGCGGGCCAGGCTGGGTTGCAGGCGGCTGAGTATGCGGGGACTATGGGCGCGAACGCGGCGCAATACGCCGGCACCATGGGCATGCAGGGCACGCAAACCCGCGGCGCTTGGGATATCGCCGGCCGCAATCTGGCCTCCTCGAATGAGCTACAGGGCGCCGGCTATTTGGCGAATACCCAGATTGAAGCGCAGAAAGCTCTGGCGCAGGGTGATATTGGCGCGGCCAACTCCTGGAACCAGATGTTGAGCGGCATCGGGCAAGCCGGGAACTCGCTGCTGTTCGCCGGGATGGGAGGCGGGACCGGCACAACAAGTGGTTGGAGTTGGGGCAACATCGGCAAAAACATCTGGGGCCGGCCAACTAGCTAGGAGGATTCAATGTTCCCATCTGTTCCATCCGCCGGCCTGCAAATCCCTCAGATCCGCGGGCCGGAGTATGTCGATCCCCTGGAGTCTCTCGCCAGGATGCGGCAGGGACAAGCGCAGAATATCCAACTGCAGAACCAGCAGATGCAGCA